GAACAGGATCGAAGCCTGCTCGTTGGTGTTTGAGGCACAGATGATATCGACCCCACCGCTGCTCAGGAAGAACTCGGCTAGATCGATCGCTGCGACAAATGTTGTCTTCCCGTTTTTGCGGGCTATGAGAAGCAAAACTTCGTTGAACCTACGAAATCCCGTCCCAGCCATTTTGAAGCCATAGGAGGCCTCTAAGAAGGCTTTTTCCCATAGTTCAAGCTTGAACGGCATCCCATTGAACGGGGATTTTGTGTGCCTGCAGAATTTCTCGATGAAATCAATCCTAAGCTGACCGGGTCTTTCGTCATAGACGTAATCCGGATTGGATAGATCGCTTTTTAAAGATTCGAGAACCGTCTTCAGCTCGCGGCCTACCACGATGCGGCCAGATTCGATCTCATCTATATATTCGAGGAGATAGCTCATTCTTCGGGCTTCTCGATCTCGTGGTAATGCTTAGCTGAGTCATTAGCACCGAGGATGAGATATGGCCCAATGATAAGACCATCTGTGACACTTTGAAGGACGTATCCTTCGCTTGCATATAGGACTTTACGTCCATTTTCTTCTTTGATTTCCATATAACCTCCTTAGGCCAATGACCAGCCTTTGTTTAATGCGATGTTTTGCTCTTCCTCCGTGACCTTCGCAAGGTTGGTGGACCCAAGCACTAGTGCCTTCGAGGCGAGCCCCGCAGCAGTTAGATCCTTCAATGAGTTGAAAATGTTAACGATTGACTCCCTTGAAAGGTTGGTGCAGTTGCTGAAGTTGGCGGAGATATTGAAACTCGTCTGGAGATGGATGTTCGTCAACGAGTCGCACCCGGCGATCGCGTTCTGCGGAATCGCTGTGGTTATCGTGTTAGGGAACCAGATCTCCTCCAGTGCCGAGCAGTCCTTGATCACGTTCGTGTTGCCTGTGAAGCTTAGCAACTTATCCGGCAAGGTGAGCCTCTTAAGGCCGGTGCAGTTCCAGAAGGCATAGCTCGTAAGGCTGCGGAGGTTTGAGTTCGCTTCAAACGAGATATCCTCGAATCCGCAGTAGCCGCAGTTATATTTGCCCCATGAGGATAGCGACTTAGGGAACACGATAGACCTGACGTTGAAGATTCGATAAAGGGCGTAATCTTCCAGCGTTGTTAGGCTGGATCCCTCTTCGAATGTGATCGATGTGCATCCTGAGTTGTAGCAGATGTGATCTTTGATCAGGGTAACCGAGGCAGGGATATAAAGGCCGAACTCCTGCGTGTAGTTATTCAAGAAATAGGACGTGATGTACGAGCAGGTGTTAGGGATCGTGAAAGAATCGAAGGTCCCCTCCACTATCTGCTTGATTAATCTCTGCTCCTCGGTTGAGGATACGATCCCGAGATTCCCGCGTTTGATGACGCAGGCCAAAAGCTCGGAAGCGTAGATATAATCGGCCGTGATCGTATTATCGGAGTTGGCCGGTTCGTCACAGCAGATGAACGACAATTCCCAGACCCCCTCGTATGCAGTCACCGCTTTAGGGATCTCGAATTCGTTATTGTGGACTCTATATAGGTAGGAGGTTCTTGCGTTGGTGAATTTCAAATAATGATATTCATCGTCAATCTCCTCATCGACAGTGAATAGGAGCTTCACCCTCTTGCTTTCTTTGAAGACCGAAATCGTCAAGACCTCGTCTTTGCTTGGCGGCTCAAGCTTGCCGTTTTTGTTAACTTTTAGATTTATTTCATAGGACATAGGCGACCTCCTTACTGATTTGCGTTTCTTAAGAATTCATCGAACTCGTCATTCTCATCGAGCTCGTTCTTCCCCAGCACCGAGTTGAGGGTTTTGATGATCCCCTGGTAGACGGTCAGCGTGTTGAGGAATGTTTTGTATGTGGGGTTCAATCGGATGTTCCCCTTGTTGGATTTCTGGAGTGCACCACCCTTTTTCACGGTGGCCTCAAGGTTGTCCAGCTCGACTTTCAAAAAAGCCGCTTTCCAGAGCAGCTCATCAATCAGTTTCGCTTTGTTTTCATCAACTTCTTTAAATAAAGAATGCAAACGCTCGTATTCCTGGTTTATTTTGACTTGTTCCATAAAACCTCCGATGAAAACAGGACCTTTTTGCGAATCCTGGATTTTGAAAAAAATGTGGGCCGCGTTTTTCTGAGGTCCCGCCCACGGTACCCTTCGATTGAATCGCCAATCCCGACCCGGGGGGGATTAATAAGGAATCAGATTCCCTTCGCTGTCGAACTTAGGTGCGTTTCCTTTTTTGAATCGCTCGTGCTCGGCGTTATGGCAATCCTTGCACAGAAGGATCAGGTTCTTAGGATTGAGTGTGATATCCGGATCCGTGACGTTTTCCGGAGTGATATGGATGATGTGATGGACGTCAACCCCGACTCCACCGCACTTCTCGCATCTTCCGTTTGCGGCCACGATCTTCTGCAGCCTTGCCTGTTTCCAAGCCTCGCTGCGATAAAAGCGGTTCACGGCTTTGCTTTTGCTAAGCATCAGACCAATCCCCACTCTGCGAACTTCTCGAACCCTCCGACCGATTTGATATATTCCCTGGCGATGCAGACGATCTCGCCATAAGGCTTCCCGTCAATGAACTCATCGCCGATGGCACATGATAAGATGACCGGCTCTCCGGTCTTTTGTGCTTTGAGGAATGCGTAGATGTTCACGCTCACGTCAGCTTTGCTGAGATCCTTCCCATGAAGACCTCCTCCCGTTACGGAATCGGCCATATCAGATCCAAGCTTTCTGTTCGTTGCACCGGTATCCACGTCAGTGCCTCCGGTCCAGTCCCCGATCGGATTAATCTCCGCTCCAGGGATCTTGTATTCAAGTTCTGATTTAGCTGCGTTGCTTTGACATACGATCAAGCGATAGCCATCGAGGATATATTTCCCATCATACGGGTATTCCTTGTAGATCGAACGGGCCAGATCGGACAATCTCCTCTGTTCTTCGGTGACTGGCACCCCTTTGAAGATCCCGTTATCGCCGCATCTAAACTTCCCGGCTTGGTTGTTGGATAGATGAACATCCTGCGGGAACTCGGAGTAATCCAGCTCGATCCCACCCGTGATCCTGTCGACCGCCGCCTTGACGTCCTTCTTCTTGATATGGACAGAGGTTTCGCAAATGACGTGGCAAATGCCGTGGCCAATTAAAACTTCCACCGCGATCCTGGGATTAATGTCTTTTTGATACGCGAGGTCAACGATCGCTCCTGCGATTCTGTCGGCAATCTTGTCTGGGTGAGATGGGTTAACCTTTTCGAACATAAATGACTCCTTTAAGGCAAAGCCTTATTTTTTTCTTTTCCGATAAACTTATATTGATTACAAAGTAATGAATATAAACAGAAAAGGCACCCTTTCGGAATGCCTTATTGATAGACTTCTCTAAGAAGACTATCTAATAACCGCCGCTTATTTATCCCAAGGTTCGTTGAACCAGGCGACCAGCTCTTTTGCCGTGTCGCACTTGAATAAAGGATCCTCGCTGAATTCGCCGCCTTTGGCTTTCCTTCCGAAGACCGTGAATCTGTGATCGTTCCAGCAGCAGTCGATTTGGATGGTGAACTGAACCTCGCCGTCTTCCATGTCCGCAAATCTGAAGTCATCGTACAAAGGTCCGTTTAAAGGGCAGTTGTTTTTGAACCATACGTAGTTCTTGTCGATGTCGACCTTCCCTTCTCCTTTTATCTTCGCCACGATCTTTCCCATCTTGCGGGTTTTGTTTCTGAGGCTCGTTTCTTTGCAGAACCAGTCATACCAGCCTGCTCTTATTTGAGTGTCCCTTGATGGATCATTGTAGATCCCCATGATGAAGTTGATGGACCACTCACGAATGTTAAGTTGTTTTTTCATATTGCGTAACTCCTTACACCACTAGTAACGCTCTATATCTTTGATATAGCAAGTTGTTTAGACCTCGCACGCGTAAGGAGAGATTTTTGCTTTTATTGTCGTTATTGCTCGATGCAGTTCTTGTAGTCATCGATCGTGTCGACAGGGATCTCGATGCCGTCCCTGATGAGATAGCACCCTTCGAAGTCCTTTGTCTGGCGTAGGTATCTCTTGACGATGACGTCCACGTACTTCGGATCGAGTTCCATCATGTTGCACCTGCGGCCGCATTGATCGGCGGCGATAAGCGTGGTCCCGGATCCTCCAAAGAGGTCAAGGATGAGATCGCCTTTCTTGGATGAGTTAGCCACCGCTCTCGCAACTAACGGAACGGGTTTCATCGTTGGATGCTCATCCGACTTGCGTGGTCTTTCAAAGTCCCACACATCGCTTTGCTGACGATCGTCTAACGGACAGAGCCTGGATCCGGCCTTCCAGCCGTACCAGATTGGCTCATACTTTGTATGGTAATCCTTCCTGGATAAGACCAAGCGATCCTTGTTCCAGATGATCGTGCTTGACCAGTGATAGTCATTCTGGGCCAAAGTAAGCATGCAGTTCCCCCACTCCTGGGCGGACATGACGACATAGGTCATGCATCCGTCCTCGGATACGGAATTCATGCACTTGTATGCGTTGAACATGAACTGCTTAAAATCCTCGGTTCCCATGAAATCGTTAAGGATCGCTCTAGGCTTATATCCCTGGGCATTATCCTTTTCGACAGCACCGTAATTAACATTCCAAGGCGGGTCGGTGAAGACCATTCTTGCCTTTTCCTTATTCATCAAAAGATCCACTTCTTCCTGCTTGGTGCTATCCCCGCACATGAGTCGGTGGTTCTTTAGGACGAATATATCGCCGCGTTTCGAATATGGATTCTCAGAGATGAGTTCATCCTCATCGAAGTCGTCATCTTTGATATCGTCCTCTAGGATCTTCAGATCATCAAAGCCGAACTGCTCCATGTCGATGTTGTCGATGAATTGGAGTTCCTGGGTGAGTTTGTCTAGATCCCAGTCGGCCAATTCGGCGGTTTTGTTGTCGGCAAGCCTGAAGGCTTTAATCTGCTCATCGGTCAAGTCGCTGGCGATGATGCAAGGAACGGAGTCGTAGCCCAGTTTTCGTGCCGCATGCAAACGAGTGTGTCCGCAGACGATCACGTTTTCTTTATCAATAATGATCGGGACCTTGAAGCCGAATTCCCTAATCGAGTTGGCGACCGCGTCAACGGCAGCCTCGTTCTTTCTGGGGTTGTTCTCATATTCCTTAAGTTCGGCGATAGGTTTATTCACTATCTTCATGTCCGGGTTCATCGTTCCATTCCTCCTTGCTGTCTATTTTCTTTTCTTGAAGGTCGAGTTCTTCTTTGCGTGGGCTGAATTCGCGTCCGCCTTGCAGCATTAAAAGATATTGGATCGCCTTCAAATCCGGCGGCACCTGCCTTTTGATCCTGTGGATCTTTCTCTTTTTGGTGGCACCTTGGCCGTTATCTTCGATGATCTGGTCTTCCACCACGTCTTCGTAGCCCATGGCTAATTGGTAGACTTTGTTGACCAGGTCGAGTTTTAAATTGAGTTTCGCTTCCGCGATGGCTTCGTTTATCTCAGGGTGTTTTGATTTCAGCTTCGAGAATACAGATTGAGTAACTCCGAGGCGTGCACATATTTCTTTCTGTGATATGCGGCATCTAACCGAATCCACCAAGAAACTCCTGATCTTTGGCCATTGATTGTTTTTTATCCAATTCTCGAAGGTATCTCTTGGTTTTGGCATAAGATCCTCCAGCATTGAAATGAAAAAGCCCACGGTGCTCCCGCGGACTCGTATCTATATGGCTTTCGCCTATTTTAACACTAACAGAAGAACCGCCTTTTTACAAATCTCTTAAACTATGTTTAACTCTCATTTGCTATCATCTTTAATTTGGATCTTCTTAAGGCCTTCTCGGTGCAGTCTGTAGAGGTGTGCTTCGGCGTAATGGAGCTTCTTCCCTATGTCGCCCCAGGAGAGGCAGTTGATGTATCGTTCCCTGAGAACTACCTCGATCATCGGATCATCGACCGTGGCGATCGCTTCGGTTATCTCCTCCTCCAACTCGAGAAGCTTTGTGATCTGGCCATCGATCTGCTTTCTTTTCTTGTCGATCCTGTCCAGATATTTGATGAACGGTGCTTCCAAGGTTGGAGTTTTGTCCACCCGCGGCTTATCGAAGTTGCAGCCCTGGGTGCCATCGGCTAGGGTTTCGAGATAGAAAAGCTCGGTCTTTAAAGAATCAAGCTTAAGCTTGGCGAAGTAATACTGTTGAAGATATTCCTTAGCTTCCATGATCTTTCCCTCCTATGTCCGCTTTTACCGCCTCGAATAAGGCGTTCTGTACCGTTTCTTTGCCGTTAAGGACTTTAAGGATCATCTCATCCACCGTCTGGTCGGCAATGATATGGATCACCACTACCGTGTCGGATTCCTGACCCTGTCGCCATAACCTGGCGTTGGTCTGTTTGTATAACTCAAGGCTCCAAGTGAGCCCGAACCACACTATTGTCGATCCGCCTTCTTGAAGATTGAGACCATGCCCGGCACTGGCCGGATGGATAAGCCCTACCTGCAATTCCCTGCGGTTCCACTTCTTTATGCTTTCCTCGGAATCGATCTGATCGTATATCACGCCCATCTCATCGAGTTTTTCCTTGATCCTTTCGAGATCGTGCTTGAACCAGTACGCCACCAGGATCGGCTTCCCGTTCGCTGATTCAACGATATCCTCCAATGCCTCTAGCTTTTTGGAGTGGATGACTTCAGATTCCCCGCCATCGCCGTAAATGGCACCATTGGCGACCTGCGATAGCTTATTCGTCAGGACAGCCGCGTTCTGGGCGGTGATCTCCTTCCCCTCTAGTTCAAGGACGAGGGATTTCCTGAATGACTCGTATTTGTCGAATTCTTTCTTCGAAAGGTAGACCCTATGCTCGGTCGATATGAGATCCGGCATGTCGAGATGATCGGCCGCCTTCATCGATATCGTTATGTCGCTGATCTGGTCGAAGATCGCCTCCTCGGCACCGGCCAGCGGCTTATACGAGAAGATCACCATCCCATTCCTTTTGTCCGGATAGAAATAGGTATTCCTGTAATGGGTGATGAACCTGCCGAGCCTTTTTCCGTAGTCAAGGATCCTGAATTCGGCCCAAAGGTCCATGAGGCCGTTTCCCGCCGGAGTGCCGGTCAAGCCGACAATCCTGGATGCGAGTGGCCTGGCTTTCAGAAGCGACTGGAATCTCTTCGCCCTGTGGTTTTTGAAGCTGGACAATTCGTCAATGACGATGAAATCGTAGTCGAATCGCGTGCCGCTTTTCTCGATCAGCCACGGGACGTTCTCCCTGTTGATGATGTAGATGTCGGCCTTTCTCTTCAAAGCCGCGATCCTTTCTTTCTCGGTCCCCACCACCACAGACGGGATCAATTCGGACAGGTGCGACCATTTCTTGATCTCGTTAGGCCACGTATCCCTCGCCACCCTCAACGGGGCTATGATCAAAGCCTTGTGGATCTCGAAGCTATCAAATAGAAGGTCGTTCAATGCGGTAAGCGTGATGACCGTCTTCCCAAGTCCCATGTCCAGGAGAATCGCGGATATGCGGTTATCCTCAATGAAATGCGTGGCATACGCTTGATAATCATGTGGCTGATATTGCATCGATGATCCCTCCTATCTGGTCCTCTTGATCCAGGACGTAAACATTGAAGCCGAGATCACTCAGCTGCTTATGTCTTGCAGCCTGGATCTTCCTGGGCTTCTTGCCGGGCGATTTGACCTCAACGAACGCTATCTTGCCATAGGCAATAAGCACCAATCGGTCCGGCATGCCGGCATAGCCTGGGCTGACGAATTTGAGTGCCAGCCCTCCCACTTTCCTCACCGCTTTAATGAGCTTTTGCTCTAGAAGCTTTTCTTGAGCCATTTATCGCTGAGGCAGTAATGCCACTCGTAGGAATCGGGATCCACCGGGTAGACATCGATGTCCACCAAAGCGTCCTTGACCTGGTTGTGGGTGAGGCTGGTGCCGAGTTGCTCGTTGATCATCTTCATGATGTCAAGGGATGAGGTCTTCCAATTGATGGTTTTAATGTGGTGCTTGTGCTTGAGGCACCAATCGCGGACGCGACCGATTGTCGCCGGGTCATTGATCTCCTCCATGAGGGCTTGATCGATTTCCCCGTTTTCGTCTGTATAAGGTCTTCCAAGAAATAACATGATTTTTTCCTCCTAATTTGGCTTGGATGACACGGTCGTTCATACTCATTTCCTAAACTTTTCTATATTGCTGTTTTTTCTGCCTTATAGAGGATTTTTGGATTTGACTATGACAGACCATGTCGCTATTTGGTTTTACTTACTTTGTAAGTATTGGCTCGGTTTCATCATCGAAGTCGCCGCCATCGGGTTTGAGCCTTAATCCGATAAAGTACTTCTTTCGCTTTGACGTGAGCCTTTTGAACTTGTTTCGTTCCAAGGCTTCGTAGAAATCAGTCGTGCTTCGCGTGAATTCGTTGTTTTCGGTGCAGTACAGGCGGTAAGCCGTGTAGAGGGCATTGGAGCTTTCCTTGAAGCTTGGATCCACCTCGCATTTGTCGGCGATGAAATGATGGAACCAGTCGTTTTGCTGCTTGTATTGGTCTATGGCGTCCTGCACCCCTTTCGGAACCG